GGCTCTGCCCGGCTGGTGTTGAATTACGTGCGGAACGCAACGGGGCAGAGCCCCGCTCTACGGGCGGGCGGACACAAAAAAGCCCACGCAGTGCTGCGCAGGCTTCTTCGATTTACCAACAATGGTCGGGACGGCCGGATTTGAACCGACGACCCTCTGCCCCCCAGGCAGCGAGCCTGCCGCGCGCATCCCTTTGTTTTTATTTGACATTCCGGCTAGGCAACGCTCGCCAAACTCATCATTTCATGCCCATATGTATCAATCGCTTACACAACAATAGGGTGCACCGGGCGGTAGCGGACAGGCCGGGCGCTCTACCTCTCGCCCGGTAGCTTCAGCGCTTCGCTCAGCCGTCGCTCCTGCTGCAACTGGGTGGCCGATCGCTTCGGCCGCGCGGGCTCTTCTCCCTGAGCCGTGAGCTTCTGCACCGCCTGTCGCAGTGGCACCCCCTCCAGAATCCGGGCCGCACACCACCGCTCGGCGTAGCGCTTCCCTTGGCTCACACTCGCCGCGCTGACCCGCTTGTCCTGCCACAGCTTCCGACAGGAGAGGATCACCGTGATGCCATCGGCACCTGGCTGGACGCTGGCGATCTGCCGGCCGTTCCACCACAGGCCCCAAGACTCGCCGAACTGCACCCAGCCTTGTGGCCGTAGGGCGGTCATGAATCCGGTTTGTTCGCAGGGCGGGCGCATGCCGAGCAGGATACGCCCGGGCGTCTCACGCATTGCGACCAGGTGTCGAGGCGGCGCGGCTCAGGCGCTCCCGGGTTGAGCGGCCAATGGCCCCGGGTCCGACAGGGATAGGTTGCGCCACTGCGGCAAGCGCGCACACCGGGGAACGCAGCGCGCTGGCGTAGGGCTTGGCCTGCCGGGGTCGTCAGGGTGCACGTCGCGCGAAGGTCGGGGCCGGCAGCGGGGAGTATGGTTCGTCCATGTGCGGCCGATTAGTCCAGACCCCGATCAGAGACGCCGCCGGCCCGGGCTTCCCGCAGCTGGTGGGCGACCTGCTCTCCATGCCGGCCAGCTACAACCTGGCGCCGACACAGCGCGCGACCGTGGTGCTGGACCTGGGCGACGGCCTCCAGCTGCAGCCACTGACCCGGGGCCTGCTGCCCTTCTGGCCGAAGGGCAAGAGGCGGTATGGGTCAACCATCAACGCCCGCGTGGAGGCGGTGACCACCAAGCCGGCGTTTCGCTCGGCCTTCAAGACGCGCCGCTGCGTGGTGCCTGTGGCCGGGCACTACGAATCGTTGGAGAGCCCGGAGAATGGAAATAACCCTGAGTTATCCAGGCGGCTAGGCCGCTGCTGACCGCCAGCCCTGATAGGACAGCGGCCCGGTGTGTCTGGCACCTGCGTAGATCGACTCCTAGCTCACCACACCTCGGAGCCTGCCACTCTCTCACTGAGCTTACGGGCGCGGCTCGATGGTGATCCTCTCCACGCCATTCTCCGGCGCGTTGCTCCAACGACCATCCAGTGATCCATCTGCGCTGAAGGTGTCGAGTTCACTACGGAAGTCCAGTGCATAACGATCGTGTTTCGCACGCGCAAAGTACAGTTTCACGTGTTGGAACCAGGGGCATGCGAGCAACGTTCGCAACTCATTGACGTTTGCGTCACTGACTCGACATCCAACTGTGATCGACCTAAGGGCATTAGGCGAAAATGGGACTGGGTACAGCGTCTCGGCCGCCGGAGCTGGGATCATTCCCGGCACTATTGGTAGCAGTGCGCGCCATTCCGTTTCGTGGCTCCATTCCTCGCTTTTGTGCAGGTAGGGAAAATCTGGGTCAGCATCCATATCTTCAAAGGTCAGCTGCGGCCGAAACTTGTCGTATTGCACAGCGCGCGGCTGGGCTGAATCCAGGAACAGTGCGCGGCTGAACTCCAAGGCCAGTCCTTTGCCTCCCTCCGCGTAGTAAGCCCACAACAATAGGTTGCGACGCGGATCACCGGAGTGGCCCGAGTCAACGTCGATCATGACGCTAGTATCTAGCGAAGCGCTCACCGACAGCACAGCGTGCATGCTGGCAAATGCTTCGACGCGCTCACGGTAGCCTGCCAGTTGATCGTAGCGCTCGGTGGAATAACGCGCGTCCTCTTCCGTCCAAGAGACCTTTGCGTGATCCAGTTTGGCGCCCTCAGCGGTATGATGTGTGACTGCAGGCAGCAACTCAAATACATCGTTCAGATCGTTGGCACGACGATAGCCGACGCTACAGGTCCTCAACATCACCAAGCCACCGCCGATAGTGACGAACTTGAAGAAGGAGTGCGGCATTTCCGGTGCAGATGCGTTGCTCATGGAATTCTTCGGATTGATCAGTGATTCGTTTGATCATGGCCGATGACGGCATGGAAAGCCAACACCACGGATGTACCAACGCCTCAGTGCTTTGACACAGAACCGGGACAGGCCATGCAACTACTGCTCGCAAGCGAGCAGCGGGCGATTTATGCATACAGCATCAGCCGCGCCGTAAATACCCCACATAGCAACCCAGTGCAGCTGCTGAAGCAAGTGAGCTAAGCCACCGACGTATCAGGGTATCGGGCCGCTCGCCTCAGCTACCCCGCCGCATCGACGAACTCGCCATTCCCAGCAGGATCCTCGGCAAGCGGCACGGCGGCGGCGTCCCATACCCGCTCGGTCGCCGCCTTGATCAATGCCATCAACTTCCAGCCTGGCTCTACGATCACCTCGCCAGTGAACGGGTCGGTGATGGTGTACTCCCCTCCCAGCAACCCCAGGATGTCCTGCCGAATAGTACGGTCATATCCTCGCGTGTTGACCACTCGGGTTTCCCTATCCCAGTCCACCCGCTCGAAGTGGAACAGCACCGGTCCGGTGTTGGTCCGGAAATCCCACTGCACATCGATGCGGGTGGCGAACATCTCCACCGCGTTGTTGCCGCCTTCGGAAAGGATCAGGCTCATGATCACTGCTCCACAGAGATGATGGAAAGGTTCTGGGTAATCGTCTGCGAGTCGAAGGACCCGGACTGGTGGGTGACGCTCTGCTCGCCAAATGCGACGATGAGTGCCCGATAGCTGACTGTCTCGAGAGCCGTGCTGCTGTCGTTTACAGTCAGCGCCGCGCCCCAGCCCGATATAGCAGTGTCAGGACCGTCGAACTCATTGATCAGGTCGACGCTGCCCGTGACGTTGAGCACCTGCCAAAGGACCCAGCCGCCCGTCCCGATCTGGCGGAACAGTTGCACCTGGGCAGTATTGGCGCCGCTGCCGGCGATGAACCCGGAACTGCCGCTGGCTGATTTCTGCCGACGGTGTGTGCGGGAGAAACTAATCGTTACCGTCCGGTTGCCGCCGTTGGTGCGGAACGGGCCGTTTACCAGTTCAGTGCCTACGGTCTGCGTTGTTCCGGTCTGTACAGCGTTGCGCAAAATGCCGGCCGACAGGCTGCCGCCGAAGTAAGCGTTGCCCTTGTTGTCGATCCAGAAGATGCCGTGTGCCTTGCTGGCGGCGTTCGGATCCGAGCCCACGCCGATGTACATCATCAGGTCACCGGTGGTGCCAAACGGCTTGCCGTGGACCTGCATGTAACCCCCAGACCGGGTGACCCAGCGGCCGGCCTCGAAGGTAGTGCTGCCAGTGCCGTTGGGATCGGTGACATTGAGGCGATCAGCCACGATATCGAAGATGCCCTGCGCGCCGTCATTGTTCGCACGCCAACCGATCACCCGGTTGTTGACGTCCAGCAGCACGCCGGCCTTGGCCTCCAGGCGTGTCTGGCCGTTCTCCAACTGCGTTGCCCGGGTTTCAAGGATCTGCGTGGCGCTGGCGGCCAGCTGCACGGCAGTATCATCGGTCCAGAGTGTCGGTGTGAGCCCCAGCTCCAGCTTCATGCGCCGGACACTGTTGATGGTGTTGGTGCCCTCGAAGATGATTCGGCAATTTAAGTAGATCGTGCCAGCCGGAGCGTTGATCGCCACGAAGATCTGCTGCCACTGACCTACCTTGCTCCGCTCCGAAACCGCCGTAGTGCTACCAATGAAGCCCTGAGCACTGAATGCTCCGATCTCCACCCGCACATTGCCGGCATCGGAGTTTCGGTACACCTCGGCACTGAGCACATAGATGCCCGCAGTGGTGTCAACCCGCTGCTCGCTCGCGGTGCCGCCCTGGACCGCGTTGACCGCAAGGTAGTTTCCGTATTTCGGCTCGTAGTAGATGGCGCTCCCGAACGGGGCGGTCCAATAGGTGAACCCCCTCGCATAGGATGAATCCTTGAGCATGTTCGGACTGCCGCCCAGCTTGGCCGTCACTTGGGTTATTGCACTGCCCTGCGCATCCAGCCGGCCATCAATCTGGTCAACGCGCGATCTTACTTGCGCCACCGTGTCCACTGACGCCTTCCCCGCCACCGCGGCATTGGTTTGGTCGATGCGCTGGCCCAGGGCGTTATCACGGCTGGCGCTGGCGGTATCTACGGCCGAGACCTGAGCCGTGCTCGCCTTGTCGCCGAGTGCCGCGTTGGTGGTGTCGATACGCTGCCCCAACGCGGCAACGTCATCCGCTCGCGCTTGGATCTCGCTGGCTACCTGTGCCGACGTGGCCAGAGGTCCGCTTCCCGCCGGCAGGCGCGCCACGACTGCGTCCACGCGGCCAACCTCTGCAGCAAGGTCGCTGGCGTTCTGACAGGCAATGCTAATCGTTGCAGCCAGCGCATCACCCACCGAGGCGTACTCGCCGATCTCCTGCCATGAGGCCGGATCGGTGCCCGGGACCACGCCCGTGCTCATCACCACCGCTTGGTAAAGCACCCCTCCCAGACGCGAGAAGGCCCCTGCGGGATACTCGCGGTCGGCCACCCACTCGCCAGCGCCGATGACGTCCTCGAGCATCCCATTCAGCGCCGACACCTGCTCATCGGTGTACTGCCGCGCGGCGCCCACGGCCTGGTCCACAGCGTCCAGATCCCCCGCCAGGCGGTCGATGATCTCCTGCGTGATGGCCTGGTTCAGCGCCTCCATCTCCACGTAGTTCGGCACTTTGCCTGGCTGCGCCCCTACGACGCTGCCCTCGCCGGCTTTGCCCCGGACGCTCGCGGTGATCTTGAACCACCACAGCTGCCCGCTGCCATCGCTGTAGAGGTATCGGGTCTCGGTGGTCCTGTGAATCTCCGTCCACGGCCCGTCTTGCGCTGGGCCGCGCTCGATTATGTAGATCACGCCCTCCTGGTCCACGGCGGCCCACTCGATGAGCACGCCGTCGGCGACCGGATTGGGCACGACACCCTCCACCGGTGGCGTGTCCGGAGACACGTACACCTTCGGGAACCATGACGAACGCTGCACCTCCACCGGCGTTACAGACGGCAACGGCGCCCCGCCAATGTCTATCAGGGTGTTTTTCCTTGCCTGCATGTGAATTACCTTGCGTTGAGCGCTGTGCGCATTGCCGAACTGCTGCTGGTGCGTACGCCCGTGGTGGTGACCGACAGCAGGTCCCGAATCAGCTGGTTCTGTTCTGCCAGCAGGGCGTTGCTCTGCTGCAGCGCTGCGTTGGTTTCGGCCTGGCCCTTCCCCTCGACCACCAGGTCGAACACTGCCCGGCTGAAGTTGTCCGGCAGCGCCTCGATGGCGTCGGCCAGCTGGCCCATGCTGGTGCCGTCCTCGGTGTCGAGGTTGCCGACCTTCATGCTGTCGATCAGGCCGGTCACCTGGCCATACAGGCCGCTGTAGTCCTGCCCGCTGGCGTAGAGGTTCCGACCAAAGCCCAGCGCCGCCTGTGCGGCCGCCTGCGCGGCGCTGGTGTCACCACCGGCCACCGCACGCTCCAGCTCCTGCATCGTCTTCTGGAGCTTCTCCTGGTCGGTCAGCGGCGACAGGTCGCTGGTGTCCAACCCGTACCGCATCGCCTTCTTGTCGGCGTCGATCTGGGCCTGGAGCTTGCCCATGTTCGTCGCGCGCAACGCCTCGATCTTGGCCAGGTCCTCGGCGCGGGCACCGGACAGGCCCAGCGCCTTGGCGTAGTCGTTGGCCGCCTTCACCTGCTGGCGGTACGTGCGTTCAATCGTGAGCGCCTGCGACTGGTACTGGGTCAGGTCGCCGGTGAGCAGCTGGGTGCTTATGTCAGCCATCAGGCTGGCGTAGTTGCCCAGCAGGCCGCTCACCTTCTCGATCTGGGTGGCCAGGTCCGTGCCGGCCACGCTGGCCAGGTCCTGGAAGTAGTCCACCGCCTTGTTGACCTTCTCGATCTCCATCGAATTCAGCGCGCGGCCGAGCTGGTCGGCGTTGCCCACCGCCAGCGCGATGGACGCACTGAGCGCGGAGAAGACGTCGGACGCCTCGAAGTACCCATCCAGCTGGCCACCAAACCCGGCCGCCTTCACCGCCTCGGTGAACAGCCTGTCGGTCATGTCGCCCAGATAGGCCTCCAGCTGCGACTTCGCCTCGGCCGAATCGGCCGACAGCTGCAGCTTGCCCAGCGACACCTTCACCCCGGCCAGCTGCCCCGACAGGTCGACGCCCAGCTGTTTGGCCAAGTCCGTCGTGGCGCCGCGCACCTGGCGCGCGGCCATGTCGAAGGTGCGGTCGATGCCCGGGTCAAGTGAACCGTACTGCGTCCACTTCTTGTCGCTGCGGAACATGCCTCCCTTGGCCTTGATATCCGCGTAGGACTGGCCGTCGAACCCACCGAAGCCGTAACTGCCGGTGAGCCCCTGCCCCGTCACCTTGGGCGCGCTGCGGCCGAACAGCTTGGCGTGGATGCTGGACCCGGACAGGATCGATGCGGTCTTGTCGTTGAAGCCCAGCCCACGGAACCCCTTGTCCGCAAGGCCCACCGCACCGGCGGTGGCGATCTTGCCGGCCCAGCTTTCGCCGTTGGCAATATCCCAGCCTTGGTCGAACAGCTCGGCGTTCTTCATCATGCCGGCGACGATCCACCCGATGATGGGGACGGCGGCCGCGGCGGTAGAACCCGCTGCCCCTGCGCCGGCAGCTGCAGAGCCGCCGGCCGCGCTGGCGCCCCCGCCGGCAAAGGTGGCGATGTTGTTGCCGAACCCCATCAGGTTGCCGGCGCCCGCACCGCTGCTGGCGGCACCCGCACCGAACAGCCCCTGCCCTTTGGCCAGTAGGCCGGCGATGTTGCCCACGTTCTGCCCGCCAGCGGCAGAGCCGTTGCCGCCGAACAGCCCCATCAGGCTATCCATGCTGAAGCCGCCGCCTTGGCTGCCCCAGTTGCTGATGCCGTCCATGATCCTGGTCTGGATCGGGATCACCAGTTTCTGCTGCAGCAGCTCCCGGGCAAGGTCGCGCAACCCCTGCTTTGCCGTGTCCTTCAGGTCATCCCACAGACCGTTGAAGTCACGCAAGCCACTGGCCACGAAGTCGGCCATGGCGTCAGCGGCGCCATCCACGCCATGCAACACGACGTTCGCCCAGGCTTCGACGTTGGCGGCCGCTTCTTCTACCTGAAGAGACAGGGACGCCGCCGCATCGGCGGCGTCCAGCATCGACCGTTCGTACTGCTCGTAGCTGCCCGCCCCCTTGGCCAGCGCCAGTGCTTGCTTGCTGCCGGCGGCCTCGACTGCCTTCTGCAGCTCTTCGCGCATGTCGCGCTCGTTCATCAGCTGCCGGCGGTACAGCTCGCGTGCGCGCCCGACCTTGCCGAGCATCACCAGCTCACCGTCCATGGCGGCAATCAGCGCCTCGGGAGCGCCCATCGCCTTCTCGACCTGAGTGGCAAGCTTGGCGTACTCCATGGCACTCTGGGCCATCAGTACATTGGCGTCGGCCTGGGCGACAGCCCCCTTCTCCAATAGCTCGTTGTACTGAGCCATGTTGTTGAGATGCTTCGCCATGGCCTCAGCGAGCGGACCATTCATCGCGCCAGCAGCTTCCTCTGCCTGTTGCTGATAGCGCTTGATCGACTCAGCATCGGCCTTGCGATCCTTCGCGCCGGCACGCTCAGCTGCGGAGGCAGCCGTACGTGATTCAGTGAAATTCTTCTGCGCGGCAGCCAGCTCGGTCTGCAGCCGGATGTACTGGGCGCCCTGCTCGATGTATTGCTTGACCTTCGGGTCGTCGCGCTTGGAGAAGTCGAGGCCACCGGCCTGCGCCTCCTTGAACCAATCGGCCACATCCAGCTTGGCGACGTCCGCCGCACCCTTGCCGACGCGCGCGAGCTGCCCCGGCAGCGATTGCATCGCCGAAGCGATGCGCTTGCCTGCTGCGCCGGCCGAATCGCCCAGCGCATTGAACGAACCCGACAGTGCGTCGGTTGCGCTCTTCGCCTGGGTGCTACTCCCGGTAAATGCCTCGAGGATCGACCTCTTTCGGTCGACCTCCCGGCCAGCGGTAGCAGCCGCAGCCGTTTCTTCCGTCAGGCTCTTCGCGACGGCGGCAGCGGCCGGGGAACCTTCAATCATGGCCCGCCAAGCAGCCTCAAGGCCGGTGGCGAACTCGTCCGCCGTGACTTTCCCTGCCTTGAATGCGGCATCGAGCCGTTCAGTTTCCTTGATGAAGGCCGACGCCTGACCGACGTTGGAGAAGTTGCTGGCGGCTGCCACCATCTCGCCAATCGAGCCGGTGATCGTCTTGTAGTTAGCGTCGATTTCCTTCTGCAGGCGCAGGATCTCGCCGGACTGCTGCTGACGGTTCAGCTCGCGGAACTTCGAGATGGCTGCGTCCGCTGCGCCACCGAAGTCGATCAGCGCGCTTGCGGCTGTATTGGTGTTGTCGCGGAACAGCAGCCAACCGGCCGCCGCGGTGGCCAACATGGTGATGATGCCAGCCGGGCCGCCCAGCATCGCCAGGGTTGATGCCCCTGCTCGGGCCATCCAGCTCGCGTTCGCCGCTGTTGCCTGGGCCTGCGCCTGGGCGAGGAGCAACGTTGCTTGGCGATGTTCCAACGTGGCAGCCGCTGCTTTCGCGCTGACCGAGACACTGCCGCCGATGGTCGCGGATCGACGCACCTCGGCCTGCGTATCGAGCACCGCCGCGCGTGTGCGCAGCTCCAACTGCTGTGCTGCAGCGAGGTTCTGCGCAGCAGCAGCCTTGTCTGCGGTGATTCCGGCATTGGCTGCGGCGACCCTCGCGAGCAAAGCCTTGGTCAACGGCCCTGCGGCGACGGCGGCGCCGGCGACGGCAACGGTCTGCAAGTTGCTTCCGAGCACCGCAATTCCCGCTGCGAGCACCTGCGATGCGCCGGTGGCCTCATCAGCGCGGCCAATCATGACTTGCAGGTTGTTGTTGAACAGGGTCGTGGCCTGGCCGACCGTTGCGCTCATTTTCCCGAAGGAATCGTCGACGGCGGCGGCCTGGCTTTGAAGCGCACCGATAACGTCCTTGGCAGTCAGCTTGCCTGCAGCCCCCAGTTCCCTGAGCTTGCCAATCGGTACGTTCAGGCCCTTCGCGATGGCCTGTGCAAGCGCTGGAGCCTGCTCCATCACGGAGTTCAGCTCTTCGCCTCGGAGGGTGCCAGAGGCAAAGGCTTGGCCGAGCTGCACCAACGCCGCATCGGCTCCGGCCGCAGTGGTCCCGCTGATCACCATCGTTTTGCTAATGGTCTCGACGACTCGGGCGAGATCAGCGCCGGACAGCTTCAGCACCTCTTGGTTCATGGCGATTCGCTGGTACAACTCGGCCGTCGCTCCGAGCGGCTGCCGGGCCGCAGCCGCGATACGGACAACCTCTGCCTGTGCAGCCGCGAACTCCGCTTGCCCCGCAGTCACGAGCCGAAGGCGGTTGTTCAGATTCGTCCACTCATCAGCCTTTCCGATTACAGCTTTTGCAGCCGCGAGCGCGGACGTGAGTCCGATAGCTTCGACAGCTACTCGGCGGAAGCCCTGAGCCACTTCATCAGCGCCGCGCCGCGCTGCAACCGACATAGACGCCTGGATGCTGGCCATATCACGTTGGACCACACGCGCCGCCTTGCCGGAATCTCGCTCGAAGGCCCCCGTTTTCAGCAAAAGATCGACGGTAAGGGTGTAGAGGCTCATGGATACTCCAAAAAAAAGGCCCGCATAAAGCGGGCCTTTGGATCTACTTTGCTATTAGGAAGCAGATGCCACCCTCAAGCTTCTTTTCGACGAATCACATCGCACGATCAATGACAAACATCCCATATGTACTGAGACAGCCATAGAAGGAACGCAACGCTAGCCTGCCACAAAGCCCAGCAGAAAATGCCCTCATTAATGGCGAATCCGCCCGAAGCGAGTAGCGCCACGTAGCCCTGCACGAGTCCATCCAAAGCGAACGGAAGGGTGAGTAAAGAGCTGAACGTTATGACAACTACAAGCAGAACCAATGCGCCTCCAGTGAGTAGCACACTTCCCCATCCTGCATTGGAACTCCAAGGCTCATGCAGCTTCACGATCATTCTAGAGAGCCAAAGCGCGAAGACTAAAAAGACACCCGGCACAACAATTTGGACTGACGCCACGATGCCCCCCGCGCTCTCAAGAATGGGTTTAAACGTCACGACCCCCACTGCGACTAGGGCTACCGCATACTCGCCGCATAGCCGAAATGTGGGTAGAAACCACTTTTTGGCTCTGGTTCTGCGATCGAGCTTGTGGTTGAACAACAGAGAAAAGAGGCTGATCGCAGTTGCAAGGCTTAGAAAGATCAACGAGAGCAACAAGAGAGGAAATGATGAGAGTCCTGACACTGCCCCCTCCCCCAAGTTCTGATGTCCCGTATTGAAGAAGAAAACACCAATTGTGCAAACCGTCATGATCAAGCTTCCGAGCCATGGCAGTTTCCAATCGAATACCAGGTCTAATGTACGCAGCGGCACCTCAGGACCAACCGGGTCACTCATCTCTTTTCCCTAGCGTAGTGGTTGGTGATCATCATGACCTATCCAGGAATCTCTTCAAACTCCAGGGTGCCTCGAAAGTACTGCCTGCTGATGTTCTCCACCGTGGGCAATTGGGTGGCGTAGCCATACAGCGCGGTGCGCGCGGCCAGCACGGGGTCGAATGCCTTGGTCATCATGTCCCGGTACTGCGGCACCACGCAGCCACGCCGGCGGCCGGAGAGTGCGACCCCCACCGTCTCCCAGTCGGTGCCGGCCAATCCCCCCTTGCGGGCCACCTCGGTCGGCCGCCCGCTGAGCGTGGCGGTCAGCTTCCGATATGTCGGGCCCGGCACCGTGTTGACCTGGCTGCCTTTGGTTCTGTTGTGCAGGCTGCTGTCGAAGCGTGCCACCGCCCAACCGTCGGTGATCCCCACTTCCACCGCGCTGAACACTGCGATCTCGCCCACCTCCACGTTGGTCACGACGGTGGCGATGGTGACCGCCACGGCGCTGACCAGCGCATTGCCCGTGGGGAACAGCCAGGCGCACACGCTGCCGTCAGGCAGCCGAATGGTCGTGGCGCTGGCGCCGGCGGCCGTCACCAGTACGCCCGGCGGCACGTTCAGCCCCAGGACCGCAATGATGCCCGGCACAATGGCCTCGGCCAGGGTGATGTTGATGGCCAGCGCTCCGGTTCGCGTGATGCGTGCCCGACGCGCCGGCCGGCCATCGAACAGCGCGGCGCCCCCATCGTCGGTGAGCCAGGCGCCGCCGACCAGGGCGACCGACGCCGGTGGAATTCCATAACCAATCAGCACCGCATCACCCCCACACCGTCAGCACCACGTCCCCCGTGGCAGGGTTGCGCTCGACGCGCCGGACCAGCACCGGCTTGCCGTCTTGCAGGTCATATCGCTTGTACGTCAGCCGGCCTACCTGACCCGGCTGCGGCGCCAGGTCCTGGTCGCCGCGAATGCTGACGCGATAGAAGAACCGCTGCGTGCGGTAGATCGACACGACGCGCTCTATTTCCGCCTGGGCATCCCCGGCATCCCAGAACAGAGAGATCACCGGATCGGCCGAATCGGCCCTCCGGTAGTGCGGGTGCAGCGGCGCACCGCCGTACACCTGAGCGCGGAACAGCCCGGACAGCTCGTCGCGGCGCGCCTGCGGCACGTCCACCACGTCGGTGATCATGTCCGACGCGGCCAGCGCCTGCGCGTTGGGCCGGTAGGACATGCGGCGCGTCAGGTTCGGGGCATCGTCGGGCACCGCCAGAAGATCCTCGGCCAGGTCGTCCCCGCTCAGGTTGAACGCGGGCGGGCCGTCGAGCGTCTCGGGCGCGACGACGCGGGTGAACCGCAGGACCCCGTTCGGGTCCTGGTAGCACCCCACGCCATAGCTGGGCAGCATGGCGTTCATGGCGTCGCGCCCGGTCACCGCGTTACCGGCGTAGTAGCCGATGCCGGCATAGCCTGTGGCCGCGTCAATGGCCGAGCAATCGGCCGCCGACCATGCGGCCTTGCCCAAGCGCCCCATCAGGTCCGCCATCGCCTGCCGCAGCTTGGCGGGCTGCTGGCCGGGCCCGACGCTCGACACATCGGCCACCACCGGCGTGACCGGCGGCGACTTCATCAGCAGCTGCTGGCCATCGGGCGACACCGTGAACGTGCCGGGCTCCATCAGGTCGGCGCGGTCCATGACGGCATCGGCGTAGATAGGGCCGTCGGCCACGAACATGGCCGTCGCATCCGAATTGGCACCCATGGCCGGCACGCTCGCCACTGCGCCGATCACCGCCGGCTGCGGCTTCCACGCCAGCGCGGGGATGTTGGGAAGGAACACGCCGCGATTGATGGTGGCATCCAGGTCGTCGTGGGCGTCCCGGAAATGGAAGGTCTTGCTGCCGTCGTCATTGATCTCGATCCGGTCCACCGTGAACCGGAACACGTCGGCAGCATCGGCCAGCATCCCGCCGAGCGCGCCGGCGCGGATCTGCACAGGCAGCCCGGCGCCGCCGCTGAGCGCCAGGTCATCCAGCAGCCCATCGGCATCCAGCACGACGCACTCGGACGCGCTGGTTTGGCTCACAGGGTCACCGCCCCAGGGCCAGAAGTTGATCTCGCTGATAAGGCTCAAGCCATCGGCGAGCAACCCCTCGTAGCGGGCGTTGGCCGGGCTGTCACCGGGCGCGGTGAGCCAGTCCATGTCAGCCAAGCGGGTGATGCCCGACGCGGCGCCAGGGAGCCGCCAGCCCGCTTCTGCGGCGGCGCTGCGCGCTGCCCACTGGCCGGCGTTCACCGCCATGCACAGCCCATCTGCCTTGGTGGCGGAGAGCGTCCCGGCGAAGTGCAGTGGACCAGCCAGGTTGATCTCGCGCTGGTGCACCTGCGTGCCGTTGAGGTACAGCTGCAGCACGGTGGGGCTGCCGAAGGTCAGGCGCAGTCCCACCATGTCACCGTGCTTCGCCGACGGCAGCCCGCTGGCGATCGCGCCGTTGCCCTGAAGCACCCGCCCGGTGGCCAGCTCCCAGCCAATGCCCGCAGCGCTGGCCCCCGGGTGTGCTTCCAGCGGTGCGGCCGGCGAAACAACACCGACCATGGCGGCCAGTGCGTCGTCACCCCAGACAGCGAACTCGACGCCGGCGGTGCCAGTGCTGAGCGCGAAGTCCGAGCGTGCCATGCGGCTCAGGTCGGCAGCCGCAGTGGTGGCCAGCGTCAGCCCGCCATCGCGCGCGGCCAGCAGCGGGCCGATGGGTTGCGCCGCAAAGCGCCCAAAAGTTTCAGCCATGGGTCATCCCAAATTGTCGAACCAGTCTTGGGCCTCGTCCTCATCCGACCGGGGCACCAACACGTCCATGAATTGCTGCATGCCGCGCTTGGTGCCGGCTTGGCTGTGCGCGGCGGTGGTGAAGGCAACGAAGGCGGCCGGCTTGATGTGCAGACTTACCGGATCGATGGGGTTCCGTTTGTGGAACTCCCACCATTCCAGATACTCACGGCGCGACATGGTCGCCCGCAGCTCGGACACCGTGCGGTGCAGGTGACCGGCCAGGACGTGCCAGAACCAGACCTCGCCGCGCTGCCTTAGACGTTTCCCGCCTCGGCCTGGGCTTCCTTGGCCTCGCCACCAAACCCGGAGTGCTTCAGCGCCACCTGCTGCAGTTCGGCCGCGAACAGCGGCTTGAGTTGGGCGGCCTGCGCTACGGTCAGCACGGGCTTACCGTTTTCGTCGCAGATGGTGGCGGCGATCAGCTTCGCGCGGTCGTTCTCCTGGTACAGCTTGCGGAACTCCACATCGGGAAGTTCCCGCACGTGGAACTGCGCCTTGTCGCCGTTCGGGAGGGTGACGGTATCAGCGTGCACGTCCTTGGACGCAAACATGCCCAGGCTGGTGAAAGCCTGCAGCACGGTCTGCGCGGGAGCGAGGGTTTCGAGCGGGAGGGTTTCGTTGGTCTTGCTCATTGGCCGTTTCCTAAGATGGTGGCTGGGCGTGCAGGCCGCGCACGGCTAACACGCGGGGTTTCCCGCACGCCTGGCCGAAGGTAGACGGCCCGCCGAAGCGGGCCGTAAAGCGCCGTTGTGCCGATCAGGGCGCCGGGCGGTGGGTCGTGACCGCACCGGAGCCGCGGATGGTCATCGTTCCCTTCCAGACGTCGTTATCGGCGACCTGGACCGCGAAGTTCTGCACGAACCCGTTGAACTGCTTGCACAGCACGGTGTCGGGCGGGGTGATGACGCCGTCAACGGCGATGGGCTTCGGCACGCCGGCCACTTCGGACAACGGTGCAGTCACCAGGAAGTTCACGACTTCGCCCGTTTCGTGGAGGCGCTCCAAGGCCTCGGAGTCGATCGAGTCGTAGATCACCTCGATGGTGGTGCTGCCGGTGGCCTTGCGGCCCGCCACGAACTGGTCCCAGTCGTCGTCGAAGTCGGAGATATCGATCTCCGAGGCCTGGCCATCAGGGAAGCCGACGGAGCGAACGCGGGTCACCTTGATGACCTCGGCGTCGCCGATGGCGATGAAAAGTTGGGTATGTTTGGACTTGAGCACCTGGCCCATTGCGCTGTACCTCTTGGAGTGAAGCCCGGTCGCCGGGCACAAAAAAGCCGGCTGTTGCCGGCGGTTGGGGTTGTAGTGGTGGTCGGCTACCGGATCGCCAGCAGCCGCACGTCGAAGGAAATGCCGAAGGAGCCTGTGTCGTCGTCATCCGGCGTTGGGTTGTAGGACTCGATGCTGCCCCTACGTTCAAGCTCGTCGCGGATTGCCACGGCGGCGACATTGGCCTGGGAAGCCCCTTTGCCCCACACCGTTATCCGGACCCGCCAGCCGTCTCCAGGTGGCGGCTCAGAAAGGAGCGCGACCGGCGAGCCCCCGACCACGGTCCACGTTGCGAACGGCAGGCCTGAGCCGGCCGGCGCCACGCTCGGCCACAGACGGATGGGATCACCAAGTTGCGCGCGCACTGCGGCGCTGTCCTGCAGGATCGACTGAACCAGTGGAACCATCATCTCCAGCCCCTTGCCTTCATCAGTTTGTCGATCGCCGCCGTGGTTTCGTCGATGATGACTTGCGCGGCCTGGCCGCCCTTTGCTTCGCCTGCCGGCGTCAGGAACGGCTTTGCCGCCATCTTCTTCGTGCCGAACTCAAGGAAGCGCCAGTAGTGGGCCCAGCCGCTTTGTTCGTAGGCTTTGCCAGCCCGCCCAGCCCGTCTGTTTCGCTTGGTGTTGGCATATTTCACCCGTTTTCCGGTGCGTACCCCCACGGTGAAATACTCGCCACCATGGCCGACACCGGCTTTCCGGCGATCCTTGGCGCTGGCGCGTCGGACCACGATTTGCTTGGCTAGGAAGCCCGTATCTCTCGCGACTCGCGCGCGCGCGTCATCCCGGATGATGTTGCCGCCCTTCCGCATGCCGGCTTGCACGGCCTTCCCTTGCATCTGCTTGGGTAGCTCCCGTAGCGAGGCCAGCAGCCCATCCAGGCCACGAATTTGCAGGGTCTCAGCCATCGTTCAAACCCGATACTGCCAGTACGGCAGTTTCACCTCTGTCATTGCTGGTGCCGGCGCTCTTGATGTCGTAGATGGTGCCCCCTTCCACGATCCGCCACTTTGGATCCACCTTTCGCGCCAACAGGTCGAAGCGAACCTGCTCCCGGTATCTATCCGCGCCAGCGGCCACCGCTTCGGCCGTAGCGCTCAGCTGGTTGGTCTTCTTGGCCCACACCTCAACGACCAATTCCCAACGGACAGCAGAATCGCCGCCGAGGGGATCCCGTTCGATCACCGGCCGCTCGAACCGGATTTTGTGGCGTCGCTCGCCTGCATGGGTGGCCATCAGAATCTCTTCCTGTACCAGAGCAGCCGCGACACACCCAAGGCGATTTCGGTGCTCAGCTCGCCGGCGGCGCCGCGGTTCTCGGCCCAATGGCCAACCATTAAGAGGACCGCCTGACGAACGTCGGCAGTAAAGGCCATCTGGTCGTCCGACGTGGGATCGCCCTCGACCAATGTGCGGTCGCAATGCATCTGCACATGTATCACTGCTGCGTCGACATAGGACTGCAACAGAAGGTCGCTGACCTCATCGACGATGCGGCACTGCTCCCGCACCAGGGCAAGATCGAGGGCGACGTCCATTAATCCACCTTCGCGCCCTGAGCGCTCTTCAGGGCCTCTGCCAGCTTGGCGACACCCCAGCGACGGTCGAAGACGACACCTGCGGCTTCCAGCTCGGCAACCAGCGCGGTCTTCTCAGCGTCAGAACCCAGCTCGGCCGCTGCGGCGGGCGCCGCTGCCTCGCCAGAGACAGGAGCAGCCTCGGCTCCACCTTCCTCGGCACCGCCAGTCGACCGCCCAACCACCTTGATATCGGCCGGCGCTGGCTGGAGCGTCACGACGGGGCCGGGCTGGCTCGGGGAAGGTGCAGCGGCGGGTTTCGTGAAGGCCGGTGCCGAACCATCGAACTGCTGCACCAGGCCTTTCCCGATCAGGGTGTATGCGTATTCGTCTTCGACGTTCTCGAATACCTGGCCGGCGCGCGTGGGCGAACGCGAGTCGCCGTTCGTGTCGGGGCCCAGCTTCTCCACGTCGCCGCAGAAGCCCCAAAGGACTTTGATCTTCATCTGTATGGATCTCCGGAAGGTGGTGCAGCCGCATCAGCGGCCGTCACCACGGGATGGCAGTTGGATCAGGCGGCAGGCTTGAAGCGGCCCTTGACGAACGCCTCGCGGCGACGCTTGGCCAGGCCCAGGCGCTCTTCGACCAGCAACACGCGCTGGTTCTTCACGAAGTCGTCGTTGATCATGCCGACCTTGAACAGGAAGTTCATGCGGTCATAGATCGTCGCGCCGCGCTGGAAGTTGGCCACCAGGAACTCGCCTCCGGTGGTGGTGCCGTCACCTTCGTCCATGCTGTCCGAGGCAACCACCGGCCGGCCCCACAGGATCGGGGTAACGAAGCCCTGCAGGTTGGCAAACAGATAGCGGTTCTGGCTGTCCTTCTCCAGCTCGATGTTCATCCAGTCCAGCTCGGTCATCACCGTCGCGTCGGCCGACAGCTTGGACTGCTTGCGAACCTGGTAGATGGCGCGCCGCACGGTGTCGATGGAGGTGTCGCTGGCCTTGGACAGGTCATCATCGAACACGAAGGCGTCGGTCATCAGGCCCGGGAGGTTGTTGCCCAGGCCGTCACCCTTCAGGATCTGAGCTTCCTCTTCCAGCTTGAGGTCGTAGCGCAGCAGTTGCTGCAGGTAGCCGTACATCTGCGGCACGTCGTCCAGGGTTTCGTCGGTCACCGGAATCCAGACGGCCAGCTTCTTGACCAGGTCGGTCTTCTGCTCGAACGTGACGTTGCTCTGCGGCTTGGTGCCGCCCTCGGCCACCGGCCCCGCACCGCGGGTGTGCAGCAGCTCGCGGAAGTAGGTGTAGCTCTGGCCGGTGACGGAGATCGACGGGATCAGGTCGCGGATACGCAGTTCTTGGCGCATGCCCGGCTGAATGGTCGGGTCGAAGTTGGGCACGACGATGCCGGCGCTGGTGACGGCCTTGGTTTCCATCGCGGCCAGCTCTTCCTTCTTGACTTCGATCTCGGCCGAGCCCTTCTCGCGGCTCAGCAGCGACTTGTACTCGCCGTTGTCCTTGATGAAGTCGATGAAACCCTTCTTCTGACCCGGCTGGTTGCCCAGCGCAACGCCCTTCTCTTCCAGCTTGAGCACCTTGTCCACCACCTTCTGGATCTCGTCGGTGGCGGTCTGAATCTGGCTCTTGAGTTCGCTGGTGACCTTGTTGCCCTTCTCGATCTCGGTGGAGGCGCTGTCGTACTTCTTCTGCAGGCCGGCGAAGCCTTCCTTCAGCTGCTTTTCCAGGCCTTCGCGGATATCGGTGATGTTGTCGCTCATGCGTGCATTCCCTCAAAAATGGATTGGATAGATGTGCCGAGGTGCTTCAGCTCTTTCACGGTCTCCGTGTCCGCCATGCCACCGTCTCGGTGGATTGCAGGAAAGCCGAGCGAGGCGACGGCAGCCGCCTCCTTTTGAGACAAGCCCATGCGCTCGCGCAGGGCACATTCGAAAGCGCGCAGGTCCGACTTCACACTGAGAACCTGCGCCTCCGGATTCATGCCGAAGGGGACGATCGACGCCTCCCACAGTTCGGCGCGCTTGATGACGCGGACGCGGCGCCCGTCGCGGGTCTCCATCGCGTCCTCGATGGGGTTGTAGCCAACCGACATCTCATCGAGCGTGCCGGCCTTCATCAGCTCGTAGGCGTCCTTGGCGTAGCTGACGTTGAGATTGACCTTGCCTTTGAGCAGCAGCCCGTTACCGTCCTGTTTGAACGCGGCGTCGCCGATCAGCCGCGTCAGGTTGTGGTAGAGCGCCAGTCGCAACCGACCGGTGCGGGTGGTCTTCACTGTGGTGAAGGCCCCGGAGACGATTACGTCGCCGCCCAGGTCAATGTTGTCGAATACCGAGGCGTATCCCTCGAAGTTGCCCGAATCGTCAGCGGACTTGACCTCGAAGGGGCAGGCGAAGGTGTTAAGCATTTGCCGGATCTCCCGTGCTGTTGTCGTCCCCGATCGAGTCGGGCTTGTTGCTCGTCCATCGGGTGACCTGGTTGTATTGGTCACCGTCCAACACAGGCAGGTTTTCCTTCACCCGAACCTCGTTGATGGTCATCCAGCCGGAGCCGCCGGAGCCGCCCAGTGCGGTCTTGAAGTAGTTGCCTCGCGCGGTGCTGTCGGCCCGCAGCAGCCCTTCCACCACTGCCTCGACGAACATGCTGCTTTCGCCAAAGAGCTTGTCGTTGAGCTCGCTCTCGATGGCGTCCAGGTATGGCTTCAGGCCGAAGGTCACAAACCCACTCGTCTGCTGCTCAAGGTTCGACCCAAGCACGGACGTGGAGCGCGCCCTATTGGTGAGGTACAGCGGGACGCCCCAGATTCCGGCCAGCGCCTCTTCCTGGAACTGCTGCGACTCGATGAACTGGCTGTCTTTCTGCGTCATGCCGGCCGGCGTGATCGTCGGCCCGCCCTGCAGGATCGCCATCTTTCCCAGGTCGTCTACGTCGCCCTGGCGAATGTCTGGCAGCTTGGCCTTGATCTGAGCCTGTTGCTCCTTGGTCAGGAAGCCCGGATAGATGATGTAGCCACCGGTGAAGCCACCTTTCCGCATGAAGCGTGCAGACCAATCCTGCGCCGCGCGCGCGAGGCCGATCGATTCGGCCTGGTACTCGATCGGCGACAGCCCCACGATGCCGTCGGTGCTGAACAGCTTGAAGTGCAGCATGTTGACCGGGGACACCGGCGCTTCGTGTCCGCCGATGTTCGCCCAGTAGAGCAAACCGTCATCGGTATCGATGCGGATGTTGTCGGCCGAGACAGGAATCAACCCGATCCACTCGCCGTCGTCGCTGCGCTGGATGATGGCGAAGGCGTTGCCGCGCAGCCCCATGTTCACGACGATGGCTTTGATCAAGTCCAGCCATTTGACGTAGGGGTTGGGCTTGGCCAACAGCCGCAATAGCCGACGCCGTTGCGGGCTACTGCCCTTTACCAGGGAACGGACGCCGCCCACATCCTCGTAAAGCTTCCAAGGCAGGCCGGAGGCAGACTCGCTGAGCACTTTCAAGCACGCCCACACGATGCTCACGGTCAGCGCTGACTTGGCGGTCACGCGGACACCGGCCTTGGTGCCTTTTCCGCCTACCGAAAGATCGACCTCCACGTAGTCACCCGTCGCGGGGTCGTTGTAGCCGAAGAACCGCCAGCTCATCGGGTTGTACCAGCGAAAATTTGTCATCCGATCAGTCCAAAGAAGCCGTTTTCGAGGTAGTCATCAATGCCGCCGGCTTCGGCCGGCATGGCATGCGCAGCACCGAAGGCCATGCAAAGGGCCACCGCGGCGTCGATCTTGTTCACCGAACGCGCCTTGGATAGCCAGCGGTTCTCCCATTTGTCCGACTCGATGACGGCCGACATGATTGCGGACACCAGCACGGGGTTTCCCTTGAGCCGAAGCCGACCCTCAAGCAGCGCTTCCTCGAAGAGCCGCAGCGAGCCCGGCATCCACGTACCCTCAGGCGGTGGTAGCCCTTGGTCCTCCGCTGCCTTCAAGGCCACTTCCAACGGCCTGCCCTTCTTCGTGCCGCCCTGAGGGTGCTCGGCAAATGGCAGCGACAACCCAAGTTCGAGCACCTCGTCTTCGAACTTGCGGAACGCATATCGGTCGTAGGCAATCAGCTCGACCAGGTAATCCCGGTCGTACTCGGCCAAGGTCTGAGCGACATGGCGGAAGCTGATCGTCTGACCCTGCGGTGCGTGCAGATGCCCGCCATTGATCCATGTCCGGTACGGCAGCTTGTCGCGCAGCTCGCGCGCCGCGACGGTGTCGCCCGGGGTCCACGCTTCCACCCACCCGTCGTAGGTGGGCTTGCTGATCATCTGCGTCTGTCCATCCACCACCACCGACACCTCGACACTGCCGGTTTCCACCACCGCCC